AACATTTGACCTCATGGGGTTTGAGCCATCATTTGATAACAAGATCAATATTCATGTCGGTGGTTCATATGGTGGTGATTTTGTAGGCACATCAAAAAGATGGATTGCAGGTTGGCATAGATTATCTGATAATTGTAAGAAACGATTAGTATTAGAAAATGATGATAAGCCTAGTATGTGGTCGACAAAAATGATTTATGAATATTTTCATAAAGAAATTGGCATTCCAATTACATTCGACTACCATCATCATACATTTCACCCAGATGAGTTGTCAGAAGAACAAGCATTAAAATTAGCCGCATCTACATGGCCTGAAGGTGTTAGACAATGTACACATTATTCAGAAAGTAGAGCAAGAGAGTTTCAAGACCCTACGATTAGAGCACAAGCTCATTCAGATTATATACGTGATGAGATTAAAACGTATGGGCTAGATATTGATATTGTAATAGAAGCTAAGGCCAAAGAGTTGGCACTTTTAGAATACCGCAATATTTATGCGTATAAAAATAATAATAAAAAAGAAGTTTTACTATGAAAGACAAGGACAATGTATTAAGATTATTGGATGAAGTTGATAACATGATTATGATCATGAATCAATCAGTTGAAAGAAATATGCCAATGGACCCAATCGATGTAAGAACTCGATTTGCAAATATTCGTCAAAAACTAGCTACGATTACAGATAGAGTATCAGGGAGTTAAAATGAAAAAGAAACTTTTTCCAATAGTAATAGGATTGGCAGCATTGTCAGTATCTGGTAGTGCAGCATTTTATTCTGTATTCGGATTAAGTAAGTTATTTGCAGGAGCAAGTTTGCAAGTAATAATAATGGCAGGCTCTTTAGAATTTGCTAAACTAGTTGTTGCATCTTTATTATACCAGTATTGGGATACAATAAATAAAGCGTTGAGAATGTATTTATCTATTGCTACACTAATACTTATGATTATAACATCGGGAGGTATTTATGGATTTCTATCTGGAGCTTATCAATCAACTGCGACTCAATCAGAGTTACTTGATAAATCGTTGGCAATATTACAACAGAAACAAATTAGGTTCGAAGAGAATAAACAAGATCTTAAATATGAAAAGGAAGGCTTAACAAAGTCTATTTCGGATTTAAGAATATCCCTTTCCAATCCTGCACAGGTTCAATATGTTGATAAAGAAAGTGGTCAATTGATAACAACAACATCATCATCTAGTAGAAGAGCATTACAGGATGAACTAGCTAGAACATTAGGTGATAGAAATATTATAAATGATAAGTTAGCAGCAATTGAAGATTCTATAACTAAAACAGATATAAGTATTCTAGATAAACAAATAGATAACGAAGATCAGAGAGAATTGGGTCCACTTAAATATTTAGCAGAAACTACGGGCCAGGATATGAATACAATTGTTAATTGGTTCTTATTACTTATTATATTTGTATTCGATCCATTAGCAATTGCATTAGTTGTAGCAGCAAATATGGCATTTGCACAAATCAAACCAAAAGAGATTGTTACAAAAGAATTGTATACAGATGAAGATGAGAAAAGAATAAATGTAATAGGCCAAAATGGAAATGATGGATTGCATTATGATCAAGAAGAGATGATAAAAAAGAATGAACAGATATTAGCAACTACTAATACCGAAGAAAAATCATTTAATGATCTTAAGAGTCGTATAAAAGAAAATCAGGATAAGTTACAAAAGAAAGCAAAAGAAGATATTTACAAAGAAAAACCGGCACCAAAGCCGTCGTCAAGTAAAAAAAGTTATTGGTAATCAAATAAATTAAATATGGCAAAGAAAAAAGTTTTACATTCGTTTAGAACAAGAAAAAAAGGTAACAAGACATATATGATATGTAGGAATAGTATTCCAGAACAATCATATTGGGCATGGCAATTCTTAGGAGATAAGCCTAGATGTAATGAATGGTCAGAAGTTAATCATGATACAACTGCAGTATTATGTTATAAGTGTGTATCTAAAACAGTAGGACCACCAGAAATGAAAGGTGGTTATATATCAAAGGGTAGACCTCGAGGTTGGCAGTTTATGAAAGAGTTTGTAGACCCACAAGGTAATGTATTTCATAAAGGAAAGGAGCAGCCTAATCTAAAAGGAACTATAGAACCGACTAAGATTGATCGATCACCTAAAAAGAAATTATCTAAACTAGAAAAAAGTGAGTTACGAGATAAGATAAATGAACAAATGGCTTTAGTAAGAGGGCAATTAAAGAAGGCTAAATTCAAAAAAGATATTAAGTCGGGCAATTCTCAAATGAAGAAGTTAGAGAGACAGTTGAAAAAGATACGATAATCTTTTGACGTACGATATTTTTTTATTATATTAAGTATAAATAAAAAAAAGATATGAGTATATACGAAGAACAAGATCCTAAAGAGCCTTTGATTGTTGAAGAACCACAAGGCAAGTTATATGAAGCATTACATAATCAATTAGGAACGTTATTAGATTATGAAGATTCTGTAATCTTTATTAATGATGAAATCAATGATACAACATTAACAGATTTCATCATTCGAATGAGAAGTTTATTACAACATAGAAAAGATAAAACAGCACCAGTTAATTTAATGATCAATAGTCCAGGAGGCGATGTATATGAAATGTTCGGTATTATTGATTATATAGAATCTTTAGATGTTAAAGTAAATACTATATGTAGAGGTAGAGCCATGAGTGCTGCAGCAGTTATATTAGCATGTGGTACCGGTAATAGAATGATGAGTAAACGTTCAACGGTAATGTTCCATCAATCATCTAGTTTTATGGGAGGTAAGATGAGTGATATAACAGCTTATCTAGATAATGTAAAAAATCTAGAAACTCTTATATATGGTATGTTAGCAGAAAAAACAAAGAAAGAGGCAGATTGGTGGAGAGAAAGAATGAGAAATGATATGTTTCTTACAGCAGAAGAATTATTAGAAATCGGAGTAATAGACCAAATAATATAAAATAGAAATTATGAAATTAACAGCAGAACAAATAGTACAAAATTGGGAAGACCTTATTAAAGTTATCGATAATAATTTTACAGGTGAAAGAAAAGATAACTTAAAGGCAATGTATACAGATTTAGAAGATAGAATGTCTGTACAACCTGCATCTAGTTTTGATCATTATCATAATGCATTTGAAGGTGGTTATGTAGATCATGTTTTAAGAGTCATTAAGTGTGCAAAAAAAGTTTATTCATTATGGACTGAGATGGGAGCAGATATGTCAGGCTATACTGAAGAAGAATTAATCTTTGTTGCATTAAATCATGATATTGGTAAGATGGGCTTTCCTGGAGAAGGTAATGAAGTATATATTCCTAATGATTCTGAATGGCATAGAAAGAATCAAGGACGTATGTATAAGATTAATCCTAACAACCCTTTTAGCCTCGTAAATGACCTATCTATTTGGTTATTGCAACATTATAACATTAGTATCACTTGGAACGAAATGTTAGGAATAAAGTTAACAGATGGATTATATGATGAAAGCAATAAACCATATTTCATGTCTAGGACAGCAGATTCTAAACTAAAAACTAATTTAGGATATGTTATGCATCAAGCAGATGCAATGGCAGCTAGAATAGAATTTGAAATGTGGTACAAAGGTAAACCAACTCAAACGGCACCTATCAAAAAACAATATGCAAAAAAGGCATTATCAAATACAACAGATAATGTAAATGCTAAAGAGATGTTTAAAGATTTATTTGGAGATAAATAATATGACAACAATTATAATATTATCAGTAATATTAGCAATATCAATTTTTGTTAATATCAATCAATTACGTAAACAAGAAGCTTCTGCAGAATATGTAGAAGAATTAGAAAATTCAAATACCGAATATTATACGTTCTTTCAAAGTTTAAAGACTAGAGTAGGACAATCTAATTCTCAACTAAAACAGATTGATAGGTTAGGGTCATTTGAAGCAGATGATGAGACAGGATTTGCATTCAAAGAATTACGTGATATATATGATGAATTAAATAAGGGATTTTAATGGAAATACTAGATAAAATAGAAGGAGAGGGTTTAAGTTCAGTAGATAAGTTCTACATATGGCATGCAGCAGAAATGAAAGATCTAGAAGAAAATGGTCCTAAAAAACGTAGAGGAAGAAAGCCTAGTAAAAAACAATATTTTACTTATATAACAGACCAAGCAATTATTGCATATAACTTTGAACCTTCGTTTGCAAAAAGAAATAAAGTATTTCGTGAGTATATTAACTACCCATTTAACAAGTTAGTAGAGAATATATATTATACGTTTAGATTTAGTTATTTCGATGTTCCTTATGAGGATATTAAAGCTGAGGTAGTTGCGTTCCTAACAGAAAAAATAGGTAAATTTAAAGAAGGCAAAGGAAAGGCATTCTCATATTTTTCTATTGTAGCTAAAAATTATCTTATTATTCAAAATAATGCTAATTATGCTAAACTAAAACAAAGGTCTGATTTGACAGCTGTTGATGAAAATAGAAATATTCAAGGTGAATTGTCTTTGAACGAACATCAAGAATCTCTAAGAGATTTTACAAACCAATGGTGTGAATGGTATGACGAAAATCTTAATTATATATTTTCTAACAAACGAGATATTATTGTGGCAGATACAATATTAGAGTTATTTAGAATGCGAGATAATATCGAGAACTTTAATAAGAAAGCATTGTATATTTTGATAAGAGAAAGAACAGGACTTAAGACTCAAAATATTACTAAAGTTATCAATGTAATGAAAAGAGATTATGCTAAGATGTACGGAGTATATTCTAAATCTGGGTTTATTGTTAATGCAAACAAGATATCCTAATCTAAATTAGTAGTTCTTTATATTTATAATAAAGGAACTATTATATGAGTACAGAATTCGAACTTTTTAAGGGGACTAATTTTTCTGATTTGATGAAGGATATCTATCATAATTCAAAAAAGAAATCTAGGCAGATTGATACTTTAATTAAAAGCTTAGAGCCAATGATTAAAAATACAGGCGACGCAACTGTCATAGTTCCTATGATCAAAGACTATTTAGAAGTTTCTGTTAAGAATGATGATGCGTTAGTTAAATTAGCAGCTGTTTGTCAACGATTAGTATCTGCATCTGGAAAGGATGATGAAGGTAATGAATATGGATTGACAGATGAAGAAAGAGCACGTTTATTAGAAGAGGCTGAAGCAGAAATAGAAAAGTTAAAACCAGAAACAGAGGCAACAAATGGCATCACCGTTGACAGAGATAGGTCAGGTAATAGAGACACATTTACCGACCCAATTCAAAAAGACTAAAGATCTTCAAGGTAATGAGTTACCACCGGGGACTATTCGTGTACGATTCCTTAATGAAGAAGTATATGCCTATCCATCCGACCCGAATAAAATGCCTATTCCAGTATATGGTGAACAAGTATTATGTGTTAGTGCGCCAATGGGTACATCCGATGTACGTAATCAATATCAGTGGTATTATACTCAAGTACTTAATTCACATGGCAATGTTAACAATTCTATATTACCTTTTTTACAAGATGGGACTGTAGAAGGCCAGTCAATAGCAAATGATCCTATAGCAGTTGTTGGGAAAGGAAAACGTCCAGAACAAATTAGTTTTACAGAAAAGGATATTGTTTTCATTCAACCATTCCAGGGAGATATGAATTATCTCGATCGATTTGGTAGCATATTGCGATTTTCGTCGACACATAAAAAGGATTTGGATAAATATCTAGAAGCGCCTTTTTGGAAGGGTGATAAAGCCGGCGACCCATTTGTTTCTATCACATGTGGTGTTAAACAAGCAACAGCTGGTAACAGTTTAGATAAATATTATGCTATAGAAGACCCTAAAAAAGATTCATCATTTATATATTTAACATCTACACAATATTTTGATACAATAAAATTTTCTCAAAAGAATGTTGGAAAACGAGTAAAGTCATTAAATAATTATAAAAATGGTCAAGTAATAATTGGGTCTGATCGATTAGTATTTGATGCACGCAAAGATGAGTTGTTATTAATATCTAAAAAAGATGTTAAAATTGCTACACCATCATGGCAAACAGATATGAATGAATTTTTTACTCAAATAGAAGCATTTATTAATATATGTGTTGAACAAGCACAAGGAGCTAAACCATATGCTACCCCAACAGGTCCAACAGGGCCAAGTTCAGCACTGCCACAACTGCAAAAAATACAGGCAGCATTAAAACAAATGAAACAATAGGAATTATATGGAAAATACATCATTACAAGGAACTGGTTTGGTAAGAAAGACTTTATTTAACGATATCAAACGAGCATTTTTAGCACAAAAACATAATACAGGCGATCAGGATGCTGCAATTGATAAGATTGCAAATGATTTATCAATAGCAATTGATAAGTATATTAAGTCCGGACTTGTTGTAACAGATCCTGGTCAATTAGTAACTACGGTAGTAGGGACTGCAGTAACAACTACAGGTACTGCTATTAGTCAAGCGGGTAGAGGTGTTGGTGCTGGTGCTGGTGCAACTAGTGCTACTGGAACAGGCCGTGTTATATAATCAATAGTTGGCCGTATCAATATTTATTAAAAAGGAATTACTATGAAAACACAAGGATTCGTAAAGTTATTACGTAAGGTAATTAGGGAAGAAGTTCGTAACGTTATTGTTAAAGAACTAAGGCCTATCTTAAATGAAGCGAATATTAAAAAACATGATATTAATCTTCAAGAGGTGGCAGATATCCCCTTACAACCAAAACAACCGGTTATGAAAAAGCAGTTTACAAAAAACACTGCATTAAATGATATATTAAATGAAACAGCCGCAACACCACCGGCGGAATGGAATTCAGTGAATTTTAGATCCGACATGGCTGAGGCATTTGGTATGCAAAGTTCTAATACTCCATTGGCGACAAAGGGAATCAATGGAGAAAGGGTTGATATGAATAATGAAGCAGTTGTATCTACAGTAAATGCAATGACAAAGGATTATTCAGCATTAATGAAAGCAATAGATAAGAAAAAGGGAATGTGATAAATGGCTCGTCCAATATACCAATATAAACCAATTGAAAATAATGATACTGCATTAGGCATATTATTTCCATTTAACAAAGATGCTAAAGGGAAATCACCTAAGGATGTATATTCTGCAGCAGCATCGTCGGGTAAAGGTGTATTTGAATCTTCTTATACAACACAAGAAGCTGTTATATCAAATCTTAAAAATCTTATTCTAACTTCGAAAGGCGAACGATATATGCAACCAAATTTTGGAACAAGTATACAAAATATACTGTTTGAAAATAATACAGCAGATATGAGAAGTGAATTACGAGAAACGATTGAAGAAGATATACAATATTGGTTGCCGTATGTTAAATTGAAAGATGTTGGAATAGTATCTTCTGCAGATATGCATGCAATAATAATTAAACTTAGTTTTAGAATTGATACTATAGGAGCAAATGTTGCTATTAATATTTTAGCTAACGAAAATGCACTTCAAATAGAGTCCGTAGAAGAAGGTGAAGAAATACAACAGGTTGGTACATTTGGAAATGGTGTAGAATTTAACACAGGCCGTATAGGGTCTTATTAAGAAATAAAGAAAGGTTAACTTATGGGAGACTTAGTTAAAAAAGACGTAAAATACTTAAATAAAGACTTTGCTCAGTTTAGACAAAATTTAATAAACTTTGCAAAAAATTATTTTCCAGATACATATCAAGATTTTAACGAATCATCTCCTGGTATGATGTTTATGGAAATGTCTTCATATGTCGGAGATGTGTTATCATATTATACCGATAATTCTTTTAAAGAATCTTTATTGTCGACAGCAGAAGAATCTTCTAATATATTGATGTTATCACAATTGTTTGGATATAAGCCAAGATTAAATGCACCCGCAACATGTAAAGTAGATTTATTTCATTTAGTGCCAGCGAAAGGTACAGGGGCAAGCGCAGTACCGGATATGTCGTATGCATTAACAGTTGCAAGTGGGTTAGAAGTTTCGACGGATAAAGGTATCGTATTTCATACAGAGGAGTCGGTTGATTTTTCTCAAGACCCAGAAATAACAGTTTATGAAATTGATGGCGGTGGTAATGTTGTGCGATATTTGTTAAAGAAACAGGTTAAGGTAATATCCGGTACAATTAAATCTGTAAGTTTTAGTTTTGACGATCCAAAGCCATATGATAAAATTATATTGCCTGATACAAATATAATCGATATTATAGGGTGTACAGATTCAGCCGGAAATAAGTGGCATGAAACAGATTATCTAGCTCAGGATACAATTTTTGAAGATATTGCAAATATACCTTTTAATGATCCAGAACTATCATCATATAGATCAACAGTTCCATATATATTAAAACTAAGAAAAACTGCTCGAAGATTTGTATCACGTGTGAGAGATGATAATAGGATTGAATTATTATTCGGCTCCGGAGTTTCTTCCGATGCAGATGAAGAAATTATTCCTAATCCTAAGAATGTAGGACATGGGTTAGAATACCTAAGACGTACTACTACATCTAATATTGATCCTACAAACTTTTTATATACTAGTACATATGGAATAGCCCCATCTAATACAGCATTAACTATTCGATATTCATATGGAGGTAAGATGGAAGAAAATGTAGGTGTTAGCTCAATTGTAAATATTAATTCTGTATCATATCTTAATGAAACTGGTTTAGTAGATTTGACTGCTACCAAATCGTCATTAGCAGTTATAAATAGTGAGCCGGCAGTAGGTGCTCGAGCTAGACAAGACTTAGATTCTATAAGACAAAATGCTATGGCAGCGTTTGCGGCACAAAATAGAGCAATTACAAGAGAAGATTATATATCTAGAGTATATTCTATGCCGGCAAGATATGGTACAATTGCTAAAGCATATGTAGTAGGGGATACGCAAATAAATACTGCAGATAAAACATATCCTGCAGAAACCATATCAAATCCATATGCGTTAAACTTATATATTTTAGCACAAGATGCTGATAATAGGTTTACAGATGCTAATCAAGCTTTGTTAGAAAATTTAAGAACATATCTGTCACAATATAGGATGTTAACTGACGCACTTAATATTAAGTCAGCATTTATCATTAACTTAGGTATCAATTTTGAAGTTATTCCTAAGCCAAATATAAATTCGAATGAGGTTGTTCTACAATGCATTGCTCGACTAAAAGTATTGTTGAACAATGATAGAATGCAAATTAACGGACCATTAAATATTTCTTCTATTGTTTCAGAATTGGATAGTATAGATGGTGTACAAAGTATTCCACTTTTTGAGTTTACAAATCTTCATTCTACCAGTAAAGGTTATTCCGGAAATCAATATGATATTAATAGAGCAATAAAAAATAATATTTTATATCCATCATTAGACCCTAGTATATTTGAAATAAAATATCCTAATGCAGATATAAAAGGTAAAGTGGTTAAGCCATAGGGATAAATTATGAACAGAATATATTACGCAGAAAGAGATACGATAATATACGAACAATATCCAGATCGTAATACTGGTATTGATGAAATATTAGAACTCGAAAAAATTACTTCCGGATCTATAAATAGTAAAACTGGCTTTATAGATGCTAATACATATAATAGTAGAATATTAATCGACTTTGGTTCGGAGATAACGGCACTATCACAATCGATGACAAATGGAGATATTCCATCGATTAGTAATAGTAATATAACATCGGCATCTATATTTTTAAATCTACATGCTTCCGATGCTACAGATTTATTACGATCATATACAATTAAAGCATATCCTATATCCGAATCTTGGGATAATGGTAGAGGTTATATGTCTGATGATCCTCCAACAAAGGTAGGATCGTCTTGGTATAATAGATCGGGCGATGCAG